ACTGGTTAGACCTTGCATCATCAGTATACGGTATTTTTGAATGGTCAAGAACAAATCAGGCATTCACAACTATTACTCCTAAACTTATCATTTCAACAAGCGACCTAGTTGGAAACGTTTCAACTGGTGCTCCAAAAACAAGTTATGGATCAAAAGGTGATTACGCAATTAATACCACACACGTAACTAATAAAATGTATTACAAAAATGATTCAAACAGTTGGGTACAACTTGGATCAAGTGCGTGGCACAACAGCCATCCAACTATTGAAGGTACAGTAACTTCTGGAAATATCACTTCTGGACATTCTATAGTAATCAACGGTACAACTGTAACATCAACAGGAACTTCTAGATCAGGCTTTGCGACTGTAATTGACAACGCAAACATTCCAGGAGTTAGTGCGGCAGTCGATGCCACAACAGGAAAATTTGAAATATACATAAATGGGTTGGCATACGGTGATTCAACTGAAACTAACACTATTAGAATTTCAAACAACTCAGGAACACTTTTAACTGATTTAGGAATAACTGCTGGTTTGTATAAAGGACCAGAATTCCTACAGGCGGCTCACACGTCAAGACCAGAATGGAAAACTGCCGATGATGACAGACCCAACGGTTCAGTTTGGTTCAAGACAACCACTCCAAACTCTGGTGCTGACATATCAGTCAAATTATACAATTCGGCAACAGCATCTTTTGGAACGGTTGATGCACCTTTCTACGCAACCAACCATTCAGCAATTTACAACCTCGATCCTACAAACGGCGGTACGTCAATAACTACAGGTGCATTATACACACAGTACAATGTAACTGAACAATCTGTTCTTGGACAATTTGACACTACACCGGCTTTAGGTGACTTCCAGGTGATGAGATACGAAGGTGGCGAAACAATTATCGCATCTAAGACGACTTATCCTTCTTTCACAGCAAACGAAACATTCAAAGTTCAAGAAACTATCAAGAACCAAGAAGCGTTAGACACTGCTAAGACAGTTACAATGATTTCTGGAGATGGTTCAACATTAGGTGACGCAGACGATTTCGTAACAGCATTTGCGGCGGCTGGGTTCACGAACCTAGAAGCATCAGTTATCACTTCAGGTGATTACAAAGGTGCCATTCAAATCAAACACAAACTAGGTGGTGAATTTAGAATGTGGGACGTGTCAGGAACTCCATTGGCAGATGCAGGTTTTTCTACTGCCACTGCTCACAGTTATGGAACTTACACAGCAAATTCAACAACATTGATTGATAATTTATATGACGTGCCAGCAGGAGACACAGAAGACTCTACTACTCCAGCGGCTATCATGGCTTCCAACTGGAAGAGATTGTCATACACTGCTTCATCTTCGTCTCCAACAAATGAGCCGGCAGATGGAACTGTTTGGTACAACACAAACTTGGAAGCAGATATTATGGTTCACAATGGAACTACTTGGAAAGGTTACAAAGAAGTATACGCTACAACCGATCCAAACGGTCCACAGTTCTCAGCAACTGAACCAACTACACAATCAGATGGTACTCCACTTGTAGCAAATGATTTATGGATTGACACTAGTGATTTAGAAAATTATCCTAAACTTTACAAATACGACACAAGTGCCACAGTCAGTTCAACAAACACTAACAATGGTGTTGCTGTAACTACTACAGCGGCTAAATGGGTGTTAGTTGATAATACAGACCAAACAACAGAGGACGGAATTGTTTTCGCAGATGCTAGATGGCACACTTCAGCCGATAAAGCCGCTGATGGAAATTCTGGTGCTGGCACAGGTTCAACAATCAAAGATCTTTTAAGCGACAGTTTCATAGATCCGGATGCTCCGAATCCTGCTCTGTATCCAAAATCAATCTTGTTGTTCAACACAAGAAGGTCTGGTTACAACGTAAAAGAATACAAAAACAGTTACATCACGACAACTGCCTATCCTGGTAGTGGAAGTTCTGGACTTGGTAACACAAGATTCAGTAATGAATCTGTTGCTGGGTACTATCCAGACAGATGGGTAACTAAATCAAGCAACAATGACAACGGTTCTGGCTCTTTCGGAAGAAAGGCACAGAGAAAAGTTATTGTTTCTCAACTTAAATCAGAGATAGACACAAACCAAGCAATAAGAGAAGACCAAAGAGGCTTCAACGTAATTGCTTGTCCTGGTTATCCTGAGGTAATGGCAAACATGATCAATCTAAACACTGACAGAAACAACACAGCGTTTGTGATTGGTGATACACCTATGAGATTACAAGGAAATGCTACTGCTATCACTAACTGGGCAAATAACTCAGCGGGTGCTACAGACAACGGCGAAGATGGTCTTGTAAGTGCCAGTGATTATATGGGCGTGTTTTATCCTTCAGGAAGAAGCACAGACAATTCGGGTAACAACATCGTAGTTCCACCATCACACATGATGCTGAGAACATTCGCCAACAATGACAACATAGGGTTCCCATGGTTCGCACCGGCCGGAACAAGAAGAGGTGTTGTTGACAACGCTACAGCAGTTGGTTACATTGATGCCGAAGGCGAGTTCGATCAAATAGCATTAACTGAATCGGTAAGAGATTCAATGTTTGATGTTAAGATCAATCCAATCACGTTCTTCTCAGGAGCAGGTATTGTGAACTTTGGTAACTTGACAAAAACATCATCAAGTTCGGCCTTAGACAGAATAAATGTTGCTAGATTGACTACGTATCTAAGGACACAATTAGATGCTATAGCAAAACCATTTATCTTTGAACCAAACGACGAGTTGACAAGAAATGAAATCAGACAAGCAGTCGAGTCGTTCTTGTTAGAACTAGTAGGACAAAGAGCATTATACGATTTCTTAGTAGTATGTGATGATTCAAACAACACACCTACAAGAATTGACAGAAACGAACTGTATGTGGATATTGCAATTGAACCAGTTAAATCGGTTGAATTTATTTACATACCTTTAAGAATAAAAAACACAGGGGAGATAGCAAACTTGGGTAACTAATCCCTGGTAAATAAAGGAGCAATATGGCAATTTCGACACTTTCAAAATTTACAGTACCACTAGCAAACGATCAGAGTTCAGCATCACAAGGTTTGTTGATGCCAAAACTTCAGTATAGGTTTAGAGTTGTTCTCGAAAACTTCGGTGTAACAACACCAAGATCAGAACTTACTAAACAGGTTATAGACGTAACTAGACCAAACTTAACGTTTGAGAACACAACACTAGACGTTTACAACTCTAGAGTATACATAGCCGGCAAACACACTTGGGAACCTATCACATTGAACCTAAGAGATGATGTGAATAACTCTGTATCTAAATTGTGCGGTGAGCAAATACAAAAACAATTTGATTTCTTTGAACAGGCAAGTGCCGCTTCTGGTATCGATTACAAATTTACTACAAGAATTGAAGTACTCGACGGTGGAAATGGTGCCACTGCTCCGGGTATCTTAGAAACTTTTGAATTATATGGTTCTTATGTTGAAGCAGTCAACTACAACACATTGGCATACAACACATCAGAGCCAGCAACAATAACATTAAACATTAGATACGATAACGCAATACAGACACCAACAGGTACAGGTATTGGTTCAGCCGTAACAAGAACTGTTGGAGCACTTTCAACAGGTGGCGGTATCTAACTTTCGTAAGCAATTATAAAGTAAAAAGAGCGCCTTTAACGGCGCTTTTTTTATGACCATAAATATACAAGTATGCCTAGTATCAACAATTTTTTGAACGGTGTTTCAAACGGTTTTCCAGGAATGAAGGATTACCAACACGCCTCGAGACTCTATCTCGACGATAACTATAAACTTTTACCAAAACAAAAATTCCTTTTCCATGTTGTTTTTGATATTGATGACGACACATTCACAAAAGCATTTAACACAAGCCAAAAACTCGAGTTGAATATGCTTGTCAAAAATATAGATCTACCAAAATATAATTTTAATTTAGAAGAGAAACAACAGTACAATAAAAAAACTTATGTTAGCACCAGAATGAGTTACGAACCAATTAATATAAATTTCCATGATGACCATGCAGATACTGTTAATGCCTTTTGGAAAGCATACTACGAATACAACATTGTTGATTCAGTGACAGTTGCCAGCACAGGTTTGAGAGGTTCAACTAAAGATACCTTATATGATGCCAAAGGAAAACTTACACGGACTCAATTCGGAATGGATGGAAAACAAAGAAACAAAAAACCCTTACTTAGAAGTATGCAGATTTTTGTACTACACAAACAAAGATTTACAAGTTTCACATTGATAAATCCTAGGATAGCAAGTTTTAGTCATGATAGCCTAGACCAAGCCGAAGGAGGTGGTGTGATGTCAAACGCCATGCAGATATTCTACGAAACAGTTTTATATTCCGCAGGCAAAATTGTAAAAGGCGCACAACCCACTGGATTCGCAACGATTCATTACGATCAAGAACCATCGCCGCTGTCAGCACTTGGAGGAGGCACCACATCTATTTTTGGTCCAGGTGGTATTGTTGACGGTATAGGATCGGTTATCGGAGACATAAGAACAGGAAATGTGGGACTAGGCACCATAATCAAAGGTATTAATACATACAACAACGCCAAAAAAATAAAAGCCAAAGAAGCAGTAAAAGAAGAACTTAAAGGCATTGTTAAAGAGGGCGTAATTAATGTTGGAAAACAGGCAGGAACAATAACCAATCCTGTAGGAAATTTCTCAATCGGAAATGCCTCAGCACAGGCAGTGGCAATAGGTGCCGCGGCGGCAACTGCTTATGGAATGATAGATAAAAACAAAAACAAATCTCGTACCCCCATAATACAAAATTCTCAAATTGACCTATCACAGAATCTTTCTCCAAGCGAAAGTTTCAATGTTGTAGTGGCAAACGAAGCAATAAAAGATCAAGTTGCGGCAGGTATATACTACAAACTAATTGGTAGCAGGCAAGGACTCACAGTGGCAGAAAGCGATTTGAATTATGCTAACCTAACTACCCAACAAAAAGAAGTATACAGGAGTAGAGCAACAAGCGATATTACAAAATTAGTCACCGAAGGTTATATCAAAATTAACA